CTAAAGATGCTGTTAATAGTGCTATTCGTCACATTAACCAAGAAGAGTACAACTGGCCTTGGAACCACGTAGAAGAAACAGAGGTGCTTCTAGCAGGTGAGTCACGCTACAGTATGCCTTACGATTGTAAGTCTGTAGACATGAATACATTTAGGATTAAACGTGATTCCTCATTAAATGTATCAACAATTAAATTAAAAGTACTACAATACGAAGAATATCTTGACAAATACGCAGATTCTGAGTATAACTCTAATGAAAGTAATAGATCAACACCAACACATATTGTACGTGCACCAAGTAGAGAATTAATATTCTACCCTTCTCCTGATAAAGCTTATGAAGTAGTATATGAATATTATCGTACAGCTTACGATTTAGAGCTACATGATGATGTCCCCAATATCCCAGAACAGTATAGGTATGCTATTGTAGACGGTGCTATGTATTATGCTTATCAGTTCCGTGGTGATATGCAAGCTTCTAACATGGCGCAGCAAAAGTTTGAGCAAGCTATTAAACACTTAAGAAGCATTCACATCAATAGAACTCAATATATTAGAGATACACGAGTACACTTCTAATGGCAACACAATGGCAAACATTCCCTATAGAGTTTCGTGGGGGTCTAATATCTAATATGTCTGCCCTTCAGCAGGGTACTAATGCTGTGGGTTCAGCTACTATTCTGCAGAACTTTGAGCCTAACAAAGAAGGTGGTTACACTAAGATTCTGGGCTACGAGAAGTTCTCTAGTACAGCAGTTCCGGGTAGTGGTAACATCTTAGGCGTTAAGGTTGCGTCTAGCAATACAGTAATAACAGCACGTAAGAACGCTAGCAACGTTACAGAGTATCACTATGGTGTTGGTGCAGCTTGGACTAGCTTAGGGTCTATGACAGCTTTGGGTGGCAACATTCGTCACACAGAAGTTAACTTTGACGGTACTAGGAAGTTTATCTTTGTAGATGGTGTTAATTATCCTGCTGTAGTTGAGTTCCCTATTGATGTAGGTACACCTAGCAACAGCTTCACAGAGTTTACCAGCTCTAATAGTTCAGACCTAGAAGGTGCCACTAACGTTACATTATTTAAGACTACTGTATTCTTTGCTAAGAACAATCTTTTATATTTCAGTGCGCCCTCAGACGAAACAGATTATTCAGCAGCTAACGGTGCAGGTAGTATTAACGTAGGTGAAGAGATTACAGGTCTATCTGTTTTCCGTGAACAACTAATTGTATTCACTAAGAATACTATTAAGCGTATTGTTGGTAGTACTATCTCTGACTTCCAGATGCAGCCTATCACAGAACGTATTGGTTGTGTTGACGGTGATACTATTCAGGAAGTCGGTGGTGACATCATGTACTTAGCTGATGACGGTATCAGACTACTAAGTGCTACTGACCGTATTGGTGACTTTGCACTAGACTTACCCTCAGATATTATTGCTAAAGACGTAGCGGCCTTTATTGATTCAGCAAATAGCTTTTCATCTGTGACACTTAAGAAGAAAGCACAGTACCGTATCTTTAGCTTTATTGAGAGTCAGCAGGTCGGTGGTGCTCAAGGTCTACTAGTTACTAAGTTTGCTGCACAAGGTACGTCTGGCCTAGCTTGGGGTAAGACTAAAGGTATTAAAGCTAATATTATTGATGCTGACTACACGTCTACAGTCGAGACTATCTGTTTTAGTAATACTAGTGATTATATCTACACGATGGACATAGGTAACAGTTTTGATGGGGATGATATTGAGGCTATCTATGAGTCTCCCTTCATGCCTATTACTGACCCACAAACACGTAAGACATTCTACAAGAACACGCTATACCTTGAGCCTTTAGGTAATACCAATATTTCAGTAGGTCTTAAGTTTGACTTTGATAGACTGCCTGAAGACGGTGTTGTACAGCCCTCATCTCAAATCATTACGTCTGGTGGTTCAGCAGTATCCTTTTTTGGTGACCCTCTTTATGTCATGTCTAGAACAGAAACCTTTACAGCTACATCAGCCCAAGTAGATTTTGTAATACAAGACGTTGCGTACACTGTAGGCACAGACATTGATAAAGTAATAGTCACTATTAATGGCATAGAAACAAGAGCTTTCTCTGTTAATAGCGTGGCTGATGGTAGTAACTACGATGTAACAGTTACGTTAGACTCTGGTGCATCACTAGACGATGAAGTGCTTGTTGTACTTATTCCTCCATCTGTAACTCAACCAAGTTACTTTGGTGGTGAGCTAGATAAAGTTTATAACCTAAATGTAATTGGCTCAGGTAAGACAGTAGCATTACGTATTAGTGACAACTCAACAAACCCAACATTTACACTGGACACATCTTTATTAGAGTTCAGGCAGAACGATAGGCAGTAAGGAACCTTATTATGGCAGGTTATACACGACAAGACGGTGGTAATATTTCAAACGGTAACATTATTGATGCTACTGATTTGAATGCTGAGTTTGATAAACTACAGACAGCTTTTGCTAGCTCTGGAGGTCACACACATGATGGTACTTCTGATGGTGGTGCTCGTATTGAAGTAGTCGGCCCTAATGGTGAAGTAACAGTCAGTGCTTCTTCTGTAACACCTAAAGTTTCTACTGATGTAGATGTTGGTACTGCTTCTCTTAAATTTAACAATGCTAACTTTAAAGGTACAGTAAGTGCGCCTACATTTACTGCTACCTCTGGTGCTACTATTCCTAGCCTTACTGTCGGTAGCAGCACAGCCGTAACTTCTGTTGATGAAGACTTGTCAAGTGTATCTGCTAACCACGACACACTAGCCTCAGCCAAAGCTATTAAAACTTATGTTGACAGTCAAGTTACTGCACAAGACTTAGACATTACTGATGGTACAACTACAGGCTCTATTGATTTAGACAGCCAAAGTTTAACCTTTACAGGTAGCACAGGTATTACTGCTAGTGTATCTAATCAGACAGTTACCATCTCTACAGATGACTCTGCAATTGCTCACGATAGCTTGTCAGGCTTTGTATCAGCAGAACACGTAGACCACTCAGGTGTAACTATTACAGCAGGTAATGGTCTTACAGGTGGCGGTACTATTGAAGCTACACGTACTCTAACTGTTGATCCCCATACAGGTATTGCTGTAACAGCAGACGGTGTAGCTCTATCACACTTAGGCTTACAAGACCTAGCTGATCCTGATGCTGATCGTGTAGCGTTCTGGGATGACAGTGAAGGTGCATTCAAGTGGTTAGAGATGGGTTCTAACTTAGCTATTAGTGGTACAACACTTAACGCTACAGATACTGACACAACCTACTCAGCAGGTACGGGCTTAACCTTAAGTGGTACAACTTTTAACGCTAATGTAGATGCAACTACACAAACTACAGCAGCAGAAACAGTCACGTCAACTGCTAGCCGTACTTATGCGGTACAGGTAGACAGTAGTGACAACCTAGTAGTTAACGTACCTTGGGTTGATACTGACACAGATACTGACACTACTTATACCGCTGGCACAGGTTTAACTTTAGATGGTACAACGTTTAACGCTAACGTAGATGCTACAACACAGACTGTAGCAGCAGAGACAGTATCAGCTACAGCAAGTCGTACCTATGCAGTACAGACAGATAATAGTGATAACCTAGTGGTAAACGTGCCTTGGACTTCTCCTTCTACGCTAACATCTTCAGGTGTAGTAAATATCACACCTACTACAGATGAAAACAGCTCAGACAACCAACCTACTGTAATTATTAAATCTGCTCTTACACCAGATAGTAATAGTAGAAGAGTGCGTTTACAACTTCGTAATACAGATACAACTGGCTTAGGCTTGCAAGAATGTGGTAGATTAATTTTTTCAGGTAATAATACTGGAACAGGATTTGGTGATGGTGATCCTGTAGATTTCGTTCAATTAATAGGCGGCTCTACCGTAGCAACAACAGGCTCTGAAGAGAGTGAGTTTGAGATATTCCACAGAAAAGACGGTAGTGCTTTTGGGGCATTTAAAGTTTTCTCCCAAAATAATAATCACTATATGAGGCTTACTAGCCCAGGAACAATGGACTTCCTTTCGGAGAGGGACTCAAACGATCCACGGTTTAATTTTACAACTAAGTTCGTCACAGGTACTAGCAGACCTATTGATATAAATCTTGTAAATAGGGATAGTTCACCTACTAGTGGTGACACAATAGGCACGATAAAATTTAGAGGTGAACCTTCTAGTAATGTATTTGTAGACTATGCCAGCATTACGGCTGATATACACGATGTAACAAGCGGTGCAGAAGATGGCTCCTTACAGTTTAATGTGCTTAGTGGTGGTTCTCAAAGGACTATATTAGATGCTGAAGGTAGTGGTGATATAAACATTAGGCAAACCGCCAACCAGAAAAAAGTTAAAATTTATGATGCAACAGATACGCACAATATTAGTTTCGACGTTACTAGTAATTTTGGAAACATACTAGCAAGTGGCTATTTACGTATTACTTCAAGTAGTGGGAATGCTCTTCAGATACACTCAGGTGGAGATACAATAATCTCACCTGATGGTGGCAATATTGATCTTAAAAAAGCCTACATTGGTGGTCATGAAAATGGTCGAATTGACTTAAACACAGCCAACCAAATAAAGTTTAGAACATGGAACGGTAGTAGTTATGTACTAAACACTACTATGAGTGGTGCAAACCTAACTGTTGCAGGTGCTCTATCCAAAGGCTCAGGCTCATTTAAGATTGACCACCCACTACCAGCTAAGACAGATACACATCACCTAGTTCACTCTTTCATTGAAGGACCACAGGCTGACCTTATTTACCGTGGACGTGTAGAGCTGGTAGATGGTACAGCTACAGTAAACATCGACACTGCAGCAGGTATGACTGAGGGTACGTTTGTAGTATTATGTGGTGATGTACAATGCTTCACATCTAACGAGTCAGGCTGGACTGCAGTAAAAGGTTCTGTGTCAGGTAATACTCTTACCATCACAGCACAGGACAACACATGTGCAGACACTATCTCTTGGATGGTTGTAGGCGAACGTAAAGACCAGCATATGATCGACACTGACTGGACTGACGATGAAGGTCACGTCATTGTAGAACCTGCAAAGCAGTAGGGCTAAAGTATGTCTATTAACTTGACACCAGAAGAGCTAGAAGCTATGCTTGATCGTGCAGCTAGACGTGGTGCTAGAGAAGCACTCAAGTCGCTTGGCTTGCAAGATGATGACGCACATAAAGACTTACATGAGATGCGTACTCTACTCGAAGCATACCGTGATACAAAGAAAAGCATTTGGTCAACAGTAGTAAGAATATCAACAGTAGCATTGCTATCATTCATAGCAGCATCTGTGTGGATGCAAATAGGGAATAAATAATTATGGCTAAACGATTTGCAGGGTTCACCCCAGAACAGATGGGTAAGATTATACCTGAGATGCAAGGTATGCAAGGTGATGAACAAGCTAAATACTTAGCTGCTAACCCTGCTGCTG